TGCGGCTGGGCGCGTAGACAGGTGCTGCGGTCGCCGTACCCAGATCACCGGGGTCACCCTTGTCGCCTTTCGGGCCCACCGGGCCGGTGTCGCCCTTATCTCCCTTATCGCCCTTAACGCCTGTGGCGGCGGCTGCAATGCCTGCTTCCATGTGGTTCAGCTGGGCAGCCGTCAGGGTCTGGCCGTCCACAAAATTCTGTTTTTCGTAGCTCATTTGTTCCTCCCTAAGATCATTTTTCCAAGGACTGCCTGCCCCAGTACAGCAGAGGCAGCGTCTGTCGGCTGATCCGGTTTTTCCGGCTGCGTGGTGCCCCACAGCGCCGCCAAGCGGTCATAGGCGTCCATAGCCGTGTCATTGCCCGCCGCCAGTGTGCGCAGCACTTTCAGCAACGCCTGTTTTTCCTCTGCGGAAATACTGCCGGTGCTGCTGCCGCCGCCATTGCCGTTCGGCAGAACAAGGTTCAGCACGCCGTCTTTAATGGTGGCGCTGGCGGTTTCGCCTGTGGTCACAGTACCGATGGTCAGCTCCGGGATGCGGGTCACGCCGTCACGCATCAGACCGCAGCGGGACTCATCTCCCCGTGTGTCAATGAGTATCGTATCCTTGCGCCTGAGCGTTGGGTAGCGGATCTCTGCCAGACACAGGTCGTATACGCCGCTGTTACGGATGATACCCGGTGCTGGGGCCTTGCTGCTAAAAGCAGATGTCTCTTCGCCCACCAGCACCGTCAGATAGGAGCGGCGTGCACTCCGGTCAAACCGGAGCACCACGCAGTCGGTGCGGGTATAAAAAGAACTGGGCGGCGACAGAGCCAATGTTACGGGCTCTCGCATAATGATACTGTAGCCGGTAAAGCGGTCGGGGTGCACCCATGCTCTGCCGGGGCTGATCTGTACCGATCGGCCGTCGCCAAAGAGACCGCCCGGGAGACTGACTTTAAAGTCCTCATCAAGGCAGTAGACGCCTGAGGTTCTGGCCGAGTGATACCCAGCAGCTTCCTCTGCCGTATAGGTGATGCCATTCAGCGGGTAGGTTACGATATCGCTGCTCACATGTATCCCTCCTAGATCTTTTTCCAGACCGGTGTGCCCAGCCGCACCGTGCGGGTGGTACCGTCCATCTGACTTTGCGTGATGATGTTGGCCACCCGTACCGTAGCCTTGTAGCCCAACTCGGGAAGCGAGCAGACCGCAATGTCTCCGGGCTCCAGTGCGCTGTCCTCAAGTTCGACCTCGATGCTGCCGGTGCGGGTCTGCTCTAGCAGCTTGTTCAGACCGCGCGCCATCAGTCGCTCCAGATAGGCCGTGCTTTTGCTGGTCTCGCCGTTCGTTTCGTCCGGCTGGAGATCGCGGGCATCCACATAGAGCTCCCGCCGCTCCGATCCGGCGGCATCCGTCAAACCTACCGTTACGGTAGCCCGCTCCGCGCCTTCTCCAGAGCCCTGTACAACAGCTACGTTTGCGTAGCTGTTGTCGCCAAAGGCCCAGCTGGTATTGGTCAGGTTGCCCCACTTACTGGAGAAGCGGTTGTTCGGGTCCTGTGTAGGCCGGAACACCTCGAACTGCAGGTACTTGTCTGCGTTCTTGCCCTGTACAGTGATACGAAAGCCAAGATCACAGGCAGCCCCTAGCGTGGCGCAGTAGTCGAACACGCTGCCGCCGGAGGTCTGCTGCTCGTACTTGGTATCAAAACCGTACAGCGGCCCCAGACGGAGCCGCGGCCACGGTGCCATGTTGGACACCAAGCGGCGCATGGCAACCTCTGCGGTCTCGTTCTTGACGATGGCAGTGCTGACCCGCTTAGTCAGGATCCACGTTGCGGGACTGCCGGTGCAGACGAGGTTTTTGTCCTCGTTAGCGTTGGTACGGTGGCAGATGCGCATAGGCATTTGCCGGTCACTGCGCTTGACCCAGCAGCCTTCCCGCAGCAGAGCGAGGTTCTCTTCTGTGGGACGAACCTCTAGCGTGAAGCTGCCCTCGGTATTGTAAGGCTCGTCCCAGTACAGGCTGACCCATGCATCCACACAGCCGACACGCACCAGAGTGTCCGCGTCCAGTACGTCAAGTCGCATTGGATATCACCTCCGGGAAAATACCTGCGTACATCGGGTAAAAGCTGATCTTGGCTTGCAGTGCGGTCTCTCCGGCATCGGCACTGAGCAGCAGCCAGTTGTCGCCCGCACGCAGTTCGGTCAGGGTGCTGTCCTCGTCCAAACAGGAGAAGATGTTCTTCTCTTCTGGCTGGGTGGCATCGTCCTTATTTGCCATAGTCTTTTTTACCGCCAGTCGGCCGGTCTCGGTCTGGTAAAACTCCACGGTCTCGCCCGGCTCCATGGTAAAGCCGGTCAGCCCGATGAAGGTGCCGCGCCTGACATCCCGGATGCAGGGATTCTTTACGGTCTCAGAACAGCTCAGGGTGGCGGTAAAGCCTACCGGTAGGCTGCCGGGATTTTTGCAGTTCGTACTTTCATTTGTCCTGCTCCGGTACTGGTGCGCGTTGTAGTTTGCCGGGAAACTGAAGCCCAGCCCGCCCAGCAGATAGCTTTGCTGGTTCAGGCTGTACCAGAAGGGCTTTTCGCAGTACAGCATGATGTCCAGCCGGGGATATGGCTCGAGCTGCTTTGTGTAGGGGGTCTTGGAGAGCACGAAACGGCAGAACCATTTGTCTCCGAAGTACATAGTCCCCTTGGTGAAATAGGGCAGCGCATCCAGAAACTTTTTGGCCTGCGCTTCTCCGTTTGTTCCCCAGAAGTCAATGATCAGCTCCCGATACACACCTGCAACGCTTTGCTGCTCCACGGTAGAGCCGATCTGATTGACGCTCTGGGCGACTTTCAGGTCGATGGAGACGCCGTTCAGCGGGTCGAGAGAGTAGGGCGCGCCGTAGTCCCAGCCAGCGTAGAGGAAATCCCCCGCATCGGTACGGAGCACCAGCTTGTCGTTCCGCATAGGTCATCCCTCCTTTCAGGTTTTCCGTGCCTTGGCGCGATCCGCTTCCCAGCGGGTCTCCCGGGCAAGGTCGGCGGCGCTCTGGGCTTTGCTGTAGATGTACTGGTTGACCGTGGTATCGCCCTCCCGGTGGTAGTTGTTGGCTGCTGCGGCCACCTGAGCGGTGCCGGAAGCGGCAACACGAGTGCTGACCTTCATGTTGTCGCTCAGCACCAGCGCATTGGCCTGCCGTACCATCTCGGCCAGTTTTTTGTTGGCTTCCACCAGTGCTGCCGTGTTGTCCTCGATCACCTTGTCATGGTTCGTGTCCGGCGTGGGCACAGGATTGGTGGAGCCAGAAGAACCGGAGGAACCGCCGGTGCCGGAGGGTCCAGAGGAACTGCTGTACTGCCGCTTCAGCTCGGCCAGCTGTTTCTCATAGTCGGCCTTCAGATCTGCCAGACGGCGCTCATATTCAGCGCTCTGGGCTTCACCCTTGTTGGTGTAGGTGTTCTTCAGCTCCTGCAGCTTCTGGTTATAACTCTTTTCCAGATCGCTGATCTTGTTGGCAAGCTCGTCCGAATTGGACGGGCTGGAGCCGGAGGAGCTGCTGCCGGAGCTGGTGTTGTCCTTCTTGGGCTGGTACTTGGCGATCAGCTCTGCAAGAGACTTCTGGTACTCTACGCCCAGCAGCTGCTTTTCCAGATCCGACATCTGGATGACGTTCTGGGCTTCGTTGATCTGCTTTTCCAGTTCTGCCAGCCGGGCTGCATCGGTAGTAGTTTTCTTTTCCAGCTGCGCAGATGCAAGCTTGTACCGGGCATCCAGCACCTTCTTCTCGAGGTCTGCCAGATCCTGCTCATAACCAGCAGCCAGAACCTTCTTTTCGGCCTCCAGCATCCCGGGGTCATCCTTGGTCAGCTTTGCCTTTTCCAGCTCTGCCAGCTTCTTATTGTACTTCGCGTCCAGCTGCTTCTTTTCAGCCGTGCCGGACTGCTTTGCGTACTGGGCGTCCAGTTGCGCCTGCGCCTTCGCCCTTTCGGCCTCGGCCTTCTCGGCAGCTTTCCGCTCTTCTCGTTCTTTGCGTATCTTATTGGCATAGTCAAAGGCAATATTGGATACGGGATCAATATGACTGTCCCAGAGCCATGCAACAGAGTTGTAGACCTTGATCAGACCATTGATAATGTTGACAAAGCCTTGCAGAAAAGAGCCATAAACGCGCAGCAAGCCCTCAAAAATGTAGGACATGAAGTCCCCGATACCGCCCCAGATGGACTTGACACTGCTGGATGCGTTCTTGTTGGTGGCGATAAAGCTGCCCAGAGCACCCACCAGCATACCGATCAGGGAGATCACCAGCAGGATGGGGTTTGCATCCATGGCGATGTTCAGCCCGGTCTGTGCGCCGGTAGCCGCAGTGGCCGCTGGCACGAATTGCCCGATAAACCCTGCCGCCAGACTTGCAAGGTTTTTGAACACGCCGGACAGCGAGCCGGACAGCTTGCCAAGCGCATCCATGGCAAAGGTCTGAATCTGGGTGCGCTGCTCCTGTGTGCAGGCATTCCAGAAGTAGGCGGCAGACCATGTGGCGATGCTTTCCAGATCGCCGTCCTTGATCGCCTTGAACAGCGTTTGAATGCTGCCCACGACATCGCTCTGGATCGATTTGTTGATCTGCTCCCAGCTGGAGTTTAGCTTTTCGGTAAACTGGTAGGTCAGCAGCTCTGCCGCACTGGAGAACTGCGGTCCGGCGTCCTCGATGGTCTTACTAACAGTCTTGGTGCCATCCGCGGCGATGGTGGTTACGGTCTTGACCGTGCGCTCTACGCCGTCAATGATCTCAGTGCCGGTGGAGGTGATGGTCTGCTTCTGCTGGGTGGTACCGTCCTTCAGGGTCTCGGTCACGCTCTGAGTGACCGTTTCAATGCCGTCCACGAGGGTTGTTGCAGTGTTGGTAACAGAAGCCACCACCTGCGCTGCGGCGTCCTTGGCCAGCTCTCCGTTGGTGGTCAGGCCCTGTGCAAGACCCTTGCAGATGTTCATGCCGATCTCGTCAAAAACCTTGGAGGGCGAGTGTATGCCCAGCAGACCCTTGACGGAATCCACCATGCCCGCTACCTTGGACTTGACGCCGGACACAAGGCCATCCCATGCACCGATGATACCGTTCTTGATACCCAAGACGATGTTGGTGCCGATGTTGCCCCATTCGGTGTAGCTGCCATCCCAGACGCCCACGATCTTGGCAACGCAGGCAATGGCGGCTTCTCCAAGGTTTGCGATGCCGAGCAGGATGCCTTCCACGATGGCCTGCAGCAGCGATGCGCCGCACTGGAGCAGATCCGGCAGATGCGAGATCAGCGCCGCGGCAAATTTCGCCAGCAGCTGCGCAGCCGCGGTGATCAGCGCGGGCAGGTTGTTCTGGATGCCCGTGATCAGGCTCTCCAGAATCTTGATACCGGCGTCAAAAAGATCGTCTGCATGATTGCCCAGATACTGGGTCAGCTTGATGATGATGCCGGTGGCGGCGCTCATGACCATCGGGATCTTCTGCGTGATGCCGTTCACCAGACTGCCCATGATGGTCACAGCAGCATCCAGCATGGCAGCAGGACCGTCCTGCGACAGAATGGCGGTCAGGGTGGAGATCGTCTCTGTTGCTCCCTGCGCCAGCACCTTCAGCGCAGGCTCCATCTTGTCGTAGATCGCCAGCTGCAAGCCTTCCAGCGCGGACTGCATGATGGTGACAGCGCCCTGCAGGTTGTCCAGCTGGGTGTCTGCCATCTGACCCATAGCGTCACCGGCGTTGTCGATCTGGGTGGCCAGAGTTTCCCACTGCTCACCCTGCGCTGCCAGCAAGCCGTTTACGGCTGCGAGGTCGGTCTTGTTAAACAGCTGGTTGATAACGCTGTCTTTGCCGCCCTGTGTCATGCCAGACATAGAGGTGTTCAGGTCGGTAAGGATATCGTCCAGCTGACGCATATTGCCTTGGGTATCGTAGACCTCTAGCCCCAGCTGCTCCATAACCTCCCGAGCGTCCTTAGTGGGAGACTGCAGCGACAGAATGATATTGCGCAGGTGGGTGCCGCCTTCGGCGCCCTTAATGCCCACGTTGGCCAGCAGACCGAGGGCGGTCGTCAGCTCTGTGGTACCACCCTTCAGGTTTGCGGCGGTGCCGCCCACGGTCAGGATCGCTTCACCCAGCTGGGAAACATTGGCGTTTGCCTTACTGGCAGCCATGGCGAGTTTGTTACCAAACTCGTCCACATTCTGCTTGTTGGCCTCGATATTCAGCGAGGCCATGGCATCGGTGACCAGATCGGACGCATAGGCCAGATCCATGCCGCCTGCAGCCGCAAGGCTCAGGACGCTGGGCAAGACCTCGGCGGCCTTGTCTGCATCGTAGCCTGCCAGCGCCAGATAATTCAGCGCGTCCGCTGCCTGTGTAGCTGTGAACGCGGTAGTTCGGCCCATCTCCTTGGCGGTGTCGGTCAGATTCTGGATCTGATCGATACTGGTGCCCATCGTGGCCGCCACCTGAGACATGGACGCGTCAAAACTCATGCCCACGCCGACAGAGGCCTGCGCAAGGCCTGCCAGCTTGCCGGTGGCCGTTTTGACGAGATCCGCGATCAGAGTGCCGGCGGCCACCGTCATGCTGCTGAGCCCCTTGTTAAAGCCACCAGCATCCAGTTTGGTGTCACCAGTTATCGTATAGTCTGCCAATGTGTCCACCTCTCTTGAAAAGAGCGCGGGCACAAAGGCACAGGCTGCTTAGATTTTAATCTCTACTTCCCGGCGGCAGGCCGGGTTTTTGCATTTGACCCACACGCCCATAGCAGTGGCTTCAGCCGCTGCCCAAACCGGCAGCGCCTTGCCACAGAAGGGGCAGGGTACGGGGCTGCGCGTATCACTCCCCGGTGTGCTGGAAACGGGCAAGGAATGCGGCGTCATGGTCTGCAACGGTTGCAATGCGTCTACCTCCCTTCACCTCTGCCGGCAGCGCGTAGGCACCCCGCAGCAGCTCATACCGCTGCCGTTCCTCGCTCTGCATCCCGGACAGATCCGCGGTACGCCAGCACATGATCTTGTGCATCAGCGTGTCCTCCGGCAGGCTCAAAAACAGCGCCCGGAATCTCCACCAGTGCATGGTAGAGGTGGTCAGGTCGATGCCGTAGGTCTGCTGAAACGCAGCCACGATATAGGGCGCATCGGACGCATAGTCAAAGGCGATTTCGTGGCTGCCGGCAGAAGAGGATACACTGCGCCGGGCTTCCGGTGTAGCTGCTTCGCCTCCAACATAGAAGCGGAGCATCGACTGGAACGCCTCCCCGGACTGTGGCACGGAAATATCTTCCCGGAAAAACCGGTGGAACGCCTCTTGCGAGAACAGATACGGATCCTTGTCAGGGGTTCCCCGCAGGTACTGGTTTGCCAGCCACACCATGGGCCGGAAATCAGAGTTGATTTTGTGCCCCTCCCATTCGCCTTCACAGAGAGGGGTCAGCAAAAGATCAGCCATTTTCCAGCGCCGCCAGTTCTGCCAGCAGCTGCTTGCGGCGCTCGGCCTTGTCCGGCTGTGCTGCCGGATAGCTCACGGGCGGCTTGTGCTTATTATGCTTCTTCTCGGCACGGCGCTGTGCGCGGTTGCCCTGCGGTTCCGACGGTACGGTGACAGCAGCCTTTGCCGCGGCCTTCTCGGCCTCGATAGCGGCTTTGAACTCGGTTGCAACCTTCGTGCACTTGCCCAGATCGCTGCCGGTCAAGCCAAGACGCTGCGATGCGCCATCGCCCAGCACCTCGTCAAAGTAGTCCATCAGCACACGGCACTGGCTGCGCAGAATGTCCGAATAGCTTGCGTTCTCCTGCTCCAGCCGCCTTGCCTCAGCCTTAGCACGGCTGATCTGCTGCTTGGACGCAGCTTCCATGCGGTCGATATCGTCCGCGTTCAGCGCGGAAAAATTAAACTCCTGATTGCAGATGATCATGTGATTATTTACCTCCTATAAAAAGAGCCCCCGCCAGCGGGTGACGAGGGCTGATGTGTGAAGTTAGGCGGGGGTGTAGGTGTACTCCGTAGGAGTGCCGATACCCTTGAAATCGCAGGCAAAGGTGGCGTTTGCACCCGCGGCGCCGCCCTTGTCCGAGGTCAGAATCAGTGCGCCGGTACCCTTCTCACCCTTGCCAGTGCGCAGAGAGAAGTAAATGTACGGCACAACGACAGACTGGCCACTGCCGAAAGCAATCTTGTGAGAGAGCAGGAAGTCCTGAAACTCGTCTCCCACACAGCGGTCACCGTTGATGGTGAGGGTGCGCTGGGTGGCACCCTTGGTAGTACAGGTGCCGGAACGGATGTAGGTATTGTCGCTGGTGGATGCGTTCAGAGCACCGCTATGCTCCTTGACGTGATCGGCACAGACGATCCAAGTGCCTTCAGCGGTCTGCTTGGTGGCGTCCGTCTGGACGGCAAACACAAAGTCGTCTGCGGTCTCAATGCCCTTGTAGGCTGCGCTCGGCTCAATGCCAAAAAGTTCTTTGGCCTTTGCCGCTGCTTCGGTAACAGTCATGTGTTATCTCCCTTCCTGATAATACTGAAGTTGGAGTTGAATTTGAAAACGGCAGGTGTTTGAATCCTGCGATAAGATATACCCCGGAGAGAGGCAGACCACCTTCTCAGCGCGTCTGCCGTCCCCCAGAACAGGGAGTTTGCGTGCACGGGACTGGACCTCTACCCACTCCGCAAAGTCCTCCCAGAAGGAAGAGTTTGCCGCCTGCTGCACCTGATCCTCGGAATAGCTCATGCGGGATGCCAGTATATAATTCTTGGCCCGGCTGCTGCCTCCGAAGTACTGGGCGAGCAGTGGTGCAGAAGGGGTGCTTTCCAGCGAAAACGGCACCATATCCGGCTCTCCGGTTCCAAGGTAATCAATCCCCAAAACCACATCGCCGTTGTTCAGTGTAGTTATAAGCGGACAGGTAGCAAGCCAGTCCAGCATGGCCTTTACGTCTGCGGTTTTCTGGCTCACTTCAGATCCTCCTGTGCGCGTGCTTTGACAAACGAGATGAACTCTGTACGGTGATCGTTGATACAGCGCTCACCCCAGTGGGGACCGCGGCCATCCTCGCGGACGCCGCGCCCCAGTGGCAGGCGGTAGTACTGGGCACCCGCATAAGGGGTGACGTGCCTGATCTCGCCGCTGCCCAGTACCGTGTGTGTTTTGGCGCTGTTAGCCAGTGCACCGGTGCGCAGCGGCACATAGGGCGTTACCAGCCGGATGAACTCCGCGTCTGTTTCCTTCTGCAGCTGTTCAAAGCCGGCGGTGAAACGCCCGCTCAGGTCTGCCGCCCAGCGGATCCCCAACCGGATCGTACCGTCCTGCCCCAGATCCACGTCCCGGGGCTGGTTTATGATGAGCAGTGGGTTTGCCATTAGCTTACCTCCACGCACCAGTGGGGCACACGCCCATCGCGGTTGTCGTGAATGCTGGTCACTGTAGCGGTGCGGCCGCTGGGCAGCTGCACCTTATCTGCCAGTGACAGCGTCCAGTAATCGCTGCGCCGGGACGGGTCGATTGCCTTGAAGGCAGACGCGGGCAGGAAGCACCGGCCTGCGTCCATGGCGGCCTTCGGCCGATCCGCAGGTGCTGCAGTAGAGTAGCCCGGGAAGATGCAGATCACCGTTGCATCCCGGCGGGAAAATCCGGGGGTATCGACCTGTGCGCTTTGGACTTCCGCGCAGCTGACCTTTGACAACTGAAAGGTGTAGCTGGTGTCAGAAGTCCCGGCGCGGACATGGTGGATAAAATTGACGCTCTTGGTAGCCAGAAGAGGCTTGCCCACGAAAAACACCTCCTCAGCGTCTACGCGGCGGGTGATAAACCGCACCGGCGTAAATCATCCAGCGGGTAGCCGGAGCGGACAGAACCCGCAGGATCAGCTGATCCTGCTGCTGCTGGATCGCAGCCTGTGTGCTCTGCGCTGCAGCGTAGCTCTCGGAATAACCGTGGTTGTTGACGCTCGTTACACCGGACAGACTTGCCTGTGCGGCGCTGTCGCTGCCCAGACTGCACATCAGGGTAACCAGCTGCGCCTGACACTCGGCCAGCTGACTGATCTCCTCCGGTAGCGCCGCCAGAACTGCCCGCCAGTGGGTTGCCCCTTCGATCTCCAGCGCAGCTTTGGCTGCCAGCTGCCGGAACTCTGCTTCTGTCAGAGTGGTGTCGGGGCAGCGCTTTTGGTAATCGGTGTAGGTCAACCAGCTATCCATAGGGCGCTCCTTACACGGTGAAGTTGGCCTTGGGGATCACGAGCTTACCCATGCGGACGTTCTTGTGGTTGAACTTCAGCTTCCAGTTGCTGGAGGTGGTAAACTCGGCGTCAGTCGGGGTCTCCTTGGCGATCTGATCACCATCGAAAGACAGACCGTTCGGGTGCAGCACGATGGCACGGTTGTTGTACAGGATATCGGTGCCGCCCGCCTTAGATGCGTTGTACTCGGCATAGTCTGGGGTGATGACCTTGGGGGATGCAGTCAGGATGGAACCCTGACCAAACAGCAGAGACTCGTAGTTATCCGCGGTAGAAGTGCCGCGGTCATTTACGATGACCACCAGACCGTTGATGGTGGGCAGGTTGACTTCCTTCTCCAGCACGTTGGTGATGACGTATTTGTTGAAGTTTACCAGACCCATCTTCTGGTACTCCGCGTAGATCTTGGAGTGCATCACCAGCAGGCCGAACTTGCCAGCCATATCGCCCAGAGCGTTCTGCTGAATGTCGATCAGCTGGTTGGCGGTCACGCCGCCGGCGCTCTTTTCGATGGTCATGATGTGGCTTTCCAGACCGGTGGCGCCCAGTGCGGCGTTTGCCATCGTGGTCATAAGGTTCTGCCAGTACATACGCCAGTAGCGGCCAGTGTTACGCGCTACGGCTGCCATAGGATCGGCAGCGGTCAGCTCGCGGGTCAGGTCGGTTGCCTTCCACGCCTTCATGCGGTCCACACGGATCCACGTCTGCTTACCGCCGGAGATCTCGGTGGGCACGTTGTCGTTCACGCCGTCACGCACCAGCGGAGCATCCTCAGCAGGATCCAGCGGGTTGTAAAAACGCAGGGTACCCATCACGCCGCCCTGTGCGCTCATTGCGTCAGTTAGGGACTGATCGTTGGCAAGGATGCCGGAGGCGTAGATGGAATCGGAGAAAGTGGCTTCCTGATCCACAAAGCCCTGATAAACTTCAGGATCGAACGGAAAGCCGCCAAAAGTGCCAGTTGCAGGCATAAGTATCTACCTCTCTTTAGTGTCGTGCAGCCCGGATCTGAGCCGAAAGCTGCTGGAAAAGTGCAGGGTTGCGGGTGCGCAGCGCCATGCGTTCGGCACCGGTCATTGCCAGAAACTCGTTCAGGTTCGGCTGCGCATTGCCGCCCTGAGCACGGGGCTTCGGGATGATGATCGGGGGAGTGCCCGGCTGGTCCTGATCCTGCTCGTGGTTGTCACCGTCCTGCCCGGCGGGGTCCTCCTGCTGGAACAGATACGGCTTGCGGGCCTTGAGATCCGCGAAAGCTGCTTTGACGTCCTCGCTCTGGTTATTGCTGTCGCGCAGTGTAGCTCTGTTCGGCAGCAGCGCGATCACGTCCTCTTCATCCAGCGCGCCGGCCTCCCGGGCGGCGGTACGGAGCACACCACTGAAGGTGTATTCCGCTGCCTGTGTGGTCAGCTGGTTGGTCAGGTTCGTGATCTGGTTGCGCAGATCGTTCACGTCTACGCCCTCAAAGGCCGCAAGACCCTTCTGCGCAGTGGTCAGCTGCGCCTGCAAGCCCTGTACAGTGGCCTGATGAGCGGTTTCGTCCTGACCGTGCAGGCGCATGATCTGGTTGATCTGCTCCTCGGTCAGGCCTTCGATGGCTCTCAAATCCTCGCGTCTCATGGTTTTTCCTCCTTGGAGAGCTACGGCACTTGGTATCGTGTTGCCTTACACGGGCTCTCTGCCCCTCTTTGTACACCGGGGGCTCGGTGTGATCTGGGTAAAGGATAGCAGCATCCCGGCCAGAAAAACGAACACGATTAGAAAACGTCAACCTGTCAACCATGTCAACGCCGGTTCCCTGTAATCTCTCGCGGGCGCGCATCAAGCGTGTTCGCGCGGGTGTATTCTTCTTTTCTTCTCTTTCAGGTCTGGATATAGAATTTAAGTTGACATGGTTGACAGCCGCCAAAAGCCGCACCGTTACACGCTTTTTCGTGTCAACAAAAAAAAAGCGCCCCAGAGCATCTGGAGCGCGGCAAAGAACATATTATTCCGGGGTATATTCAAGCAGATCACCGGGCTGGCAGTCCAGCAGCTTGCAGATCATCTCAATGTTTGACCACGAAAGTTGCCCGCCAGTTCTTAATTTTTGCAGTGTAGATTGGCTGAACAGCCCCTCCCTGCGGATCCTTGTGGTGTTGTACCCGGCAGCCTTCAGGGCTTCCAGTACGTCCATTTTGTATTTCAGCGGCATAATATCCCTCCTCCAGTATATCATAACAGAACCATTGCACGAAAACAAGTGCAAAAACTCCAAAACTGTGCACTAATATTCGTGCAAAACGTCAATATCAATGCACTAATATTCGTGCTATAATAAAGCCGTAGAACAAAGCACCCACAAAACAGACGGAGGAAATACCATGGAAATCAAAAACGTGCACTGCGAGAAGCAAGCACTGGAACTCTTCAGGATGATGCCGGACAACAAGAAGTCAGCTCTCCACAATGCGCTGAGCAGAAACCTTGAGTTTACTACTTCTTGGGGGCTGGAACTTGGCGAACTCCGTGCTTATGAGAACGGTGTTTACATCACTCTCCAAGGTACCCGCTGCAGCTTTTCCGTGTATGCAGAGCTGGTAAACGGAAACCCTGTTTTCAAGCGCAAGCCCCCTGAAAGCAAGCTCAACCTGAAATTCAGAAGCGGCCTGCTGTTCGATGCTGGAGATTTCAACGAATTCTAAGAACTGAACTAACAACAATGGAGGACTAAACCCCATGAAAACCCTGAACATCACTTACGACACCACCGAGATCGAGGAGAACGGCAAGCTGATCACCGGCGAGACCTGCTGCAACCTGAAGCTGCGCGATGAGCTTGCAGACCAGCTGCTCCGCACTGGCAGGTGCGATCCCATCAGCATGATGCACATTGAGCTGGTGCTGCAGGGCGTGGAACTGCTGCAGGGCCGGAAGATCGTACTGGACAGCATCAAGCACTTTGAACTGGTAAAGGAGTAAGGGAGGACGAGACCATGTTTAAGATCACAGACACCGAGACGCTGCGAGATGCTTACACCCTGCTGGCATCCATCCGGGATGACGTTCCCGCCACCACCGCCGAACAGAAGTCCAGTCTGGCCGCCTTTATGGTCAGCATCAAGAAGGAGATCCGGGCTTACAACAGCCGCCCGGCACCGGACAGCCGCATTGTCGAGGAGCACGGCATAGATGGCTACATTGAGCTGGTGCAGCTCCCGGACGAGCTGGACAAGGTCAACAAAGACGATGCCGCCGAGTGGTTCCGGGCAAATCGCTACTATGAGTTTTGCCCCACACCCTACGACTGTTCCGGCCAGCGCTTCACAAACTGGTACAAGCTGCACCGCCGCTGCGGGCACTGGTTCGCATATCATTCGGTCAGCTTTGACGTTTAATCAAAAAGGAGGACAAAATCATGAAAACCAGCACCTTCAACCGCATTTTTGAGAATGCCCGCACTGTGAACATCCAGAGCAACGAGTGGTTTAACTATGCCGGGTTCTTCTGGATGCAGTGCACTGAGAAGCAGCTGGCCCAAATGCGGATGCTGCTTAAAGCGCAGAACTGCAAGACGACCATGAAGAACGGCGAAGAATGGTACATTCTGAACAGCGGGACGCTGATCAAAGTACACTAAGGAGGTTCTACCATGAAAAAGACCGATATCGAGTGCTTCCCGATTTATCGCATGACGGCTAGCCAGCTGGAAGAAAAGCGCCATACTGATGGGTATATCCACATGAATATCAATGCCCTTGAAACACGTTGGCCTTGTCAAAAAGACTTTGTTTCGGCGGTCAACGATCACACGGCAGAATATCTAGCCCCCGGTGGAACAGAATGGAAGCCGATACAACCCGAACATCTTGAACAGCGGGATGCTGATTAAAATACACTACGGAGGTTTTACCATGAGCGAAAGCACAAAGAAGGTCCGCTGTGCAGCGGTCATCACCAACGATCTTGGGCAGCTGCTGGTGCTCCAGCAGGGCGATATCTACCGGCTGCCCTCCCGTGAGATCGAGTACACCCAGAGCACGAACGAGTGCATAGAAGCCGCGCTGCGGGAGGTACAGGAGAGTTGCCAGATCCGCGGGGTGCAGGTGGACGTGGCCACCGGGCTGCTTGAGCTGGATCCCGAAAAGAGCCTGCTGCTGGTGTTCGGCTGGATCACCGAAGCGCCGGAGCTGCCCCCGCGCAGCACGCCGGACAGCGAGCCGTGTCCTGTCTGGCTGGCAAAGAAGAAAGAGCAGCAGCTGGCAGCGAGCCTGTGGAACGTCTACAGCCACCCCACGGATCTGGCGCTTTCCATAGCGCTGATGCAGCGCAGTCAGCTGGATATGACGAACGCACAATAAAACAGAACCCCGGAGGGCAGCACCTCCGGGGGTTTTCTTATTTTTTCGCCTGTGCTGCCGCGCTGGCTGCTGCGCTGCGCCCGAAGCCGGGCACGCTCTCGCGCAGCTGATACTGGTGCAGCCCTGTCTGCTGCAGAAAATCCTTCATCTTTGCCCGGGAGGCCGCCAGCTTGTCCGCTGCGGCTTTTTCGGCATCCTTCTGGCCACTTTCCTTAGCAACAAGAAACGCCCGCTTGTCAGCCCGGATCTGGCGTTCCTGTGCACGCTGCATCTGGGTGGCCTTGTACCGCCCGATCTCCTTCCCGTTATAGGAGACAGTGGCGCTGTTGATCCGCTCCAGACGCTCCGGGGAATAGCTGCGTGTGCTGGCGCCTTCCCAATACATACTCCAGTTGTGGGCGCAGTTTGCGCCCATAAAGCCCCGCACATCCCCGTAGCCGATATCTGACAAGGACAGGTATCCGTGCTGCCCGCTGCGGCTGACCAGCTGCCCCTGCCACCAGCTGTGGTTGGTCAGGTTCGGCCCGCCGTTACCGGTACGGGCGCCCACATGGGCATCCAATTCCATCAGATCGCACTCCAGTGTATCCGCATTGTAACGGGTGATCTCTCCGGCGGTCTGGTTTACCCCGGTGCGTGTAGCCCGTAAGACCACAACGTCCAGCGTGTCCACATGGCCGCTCGGGTAGGTGATCGCGCCCAGCCCCTTGGCCGCCAGCTCATTCAGCGCCCGCCGGGCGGCAGCATCAGAGCTGAAGGCTCCGCTGATCGCGTCCGCGTGCGCCATGTCCAGATAATAGGCCAGCTGCCGCTGGGAGGTTTCTGTCATGTTCAGGTTACCCATAAGCGCGCGGGTCTGGGTCAGGTTGTACAGGGTGTTCATGGTGCGCCGGTAGCCGCTCTGGACGATCTGCCGCGCCTCCTCGTTCTCCCCCAGTGTAGGGAGTACCCGGCCAGCCTTGGCGGCATCGTTCACGTCAATCCCGTAGGCCTGCTTCATGGCTTGCGCGAAAATAGCAGCCTCCTTCGGGCCGATCTGCTGCACGATCAGGTTCATTTGCTGGATCAGATACGCCTTGCTGGCGCCCAGCGCCTGCGCCCGGTAGCTCTGCCACTCAGCTGTGGCGGTGACGCCGCCCGCCTTCACGATCCGGCGCACCATGTCCCGCAGGATCCGCTCGTTCAGTTCGTCCCACGGGGCGGCCAGCAGCCCGGCGTATGCGTTGACCTGCTCCGGCGTCAGCATGGGGTCACCCGATGCTTGTCGCCTTCCAGCGTCACCTCAAAGCCCAGCAGGCGGATTATGCGCTGCGCCTCGTAGTATTTCTCCCACAGCGCCGGACTGCGCAGGATCCGGGCATTCGCCATCAGCCAGTCCATGCGCTCTGCTGCCCGGCGCAGCTGCGCAGCTTTTGCGCTCTTAGCCATCGCCATTGTCGATTACCCCCTGCAAAATATCTGTTGCGGCGCTTTCGGTCTGGATCTCCCGGATCGCCTGTGCCGCGGTCTCCTCGTCCTCGCCAAAGAAGTGCTGCCGATACTCAGCCTTACCGCGCAGCCCCATGGACACATCCTGCCGCCACTGATCCATTTCTGTGATGCGGTCAAGAATAATGCTGTCATCCCAGTGGAACGCAATGTTCAGCTTCCCGCGCCCGGGCGCGCCCTTAATGTGATCACCCCAGTAGTCAAGGGCATCAATCAGGCCGCGCAGCGCGTCCTCCAGTGCTGCCTGCAGGTCGGAAACAGTGGCGTACAGCTTCTGCTTGCTGTTTACGATCTCGGTGGCAGTCTTTTCTACGTCTGCCACCTGCGACAGAACGCCGAAACTCAGCCCGGCATGACTCTCTACGTTGCGCAGATACTGGTTCAGACCAGACAGATAGCTGCCGTCTCGCAGTGCGGGCGCATACACCTGATAGAAAGGCTGACCGTCCACGATGCCGGTGTTGACGTTGATGCCATGGAACAGCCGCTCCCGGTGGTGGGGCGCGGTGCTGTCGATGGCCTCGGGCGGGACACCGTATTGCCGCAGCGCTTCAGCCTTGGACAGCTGCTGCCCGGCGGCACTGGGCTTGAGGAACTTCTCATCTGTATCCACGGCCAATTCGCCGCCCTCGTACTCCCAGTCTAGCCGGGTGTACTGCTCGTCTGCATCGATGATCTGCTTCCGGGCAGGCTCGAACATGGCCGCGCCCAGCTCGCTGTCTGGCTCAATGCTGTTGACAATGGGGGTCACAAAATAGCCGACCGGGAGCTTTTCCAGCCCGGTCAGATATGCGACAGGCTGGATCTCGTCCCACTCCGGGCGGATGCTCAGATCCTCCGGGCTGCCCAGACTGTCCTGTGTTGCGCTGCGGAAGACAAGGTTTACCACCTTGATGCAGGGAAACTGTGTAGGTGCTGCGAGGTCGTAGTCCTCCAGCTGTTCCAGTTCAGCATCCCGCAGATCCCGGCGGCTTTCCAGCACATGGAGCCACTCCAGCCGGTGGTAATAGCCCCCGTTGTCCTGTATGGTGTCGATGAACACGCCCTCGGTCAGGTTGTCCTCTACGTCGTTGGCTACGGGGAAATACCGGGATGCATTGCAGAAGGTGACCCCCAGCTTGTTGCCGCTCTGGTAGGGCTTCCAGATGCCGCTGCCCAACGCCAGCGCCACCGTGAAGATGCGCCGTCTGCGGGGCGTGATGACCCGCTGCAACTGGGCGTTGATCCAGTCTGCCCGGGCGCTGCCCTCCACCGTGACCTCCAGCTCCAGCGTGGTCAGACGCGCCAGCTCGGCACAGATCAGGGCGGGCAGATCGAGCGTCAGTGTCTCCGGGTTTTTGTCCAGCGGCAGGCCGTCAATCGCCGCGGCATACCAGCCCTCGATTGCCTGCTGCATCCGATCCGTGACCAACGTCTTGCACCCGATCACGTTCTCAATGTCTGCGTGGTTTATCATGCGTTCTGCACACCTCTCTTTTGCCACACATCTTCCAGCGCATACCGGGCCATATCAATGCTGTGGTTTGCAGCATCCACATAGCCGGGCATCACCTCGCCGGTCTTTTTGTCTATGGCATACTCATACTCGGAAAACTCCCGCGCCGTCCACGGACAGCGCACCGGGTCGATCACGATCTCTGCACGGCTTTGCAGCCACTTCATGCCGTCTGTCACGCTGGTGCCGCCGTTGGCTGCGTACTTGTGGCAGCCCCGCAGCCCGCGGTACCCCAGATCGCGCAGTGTAGCGATTGACCGGTTGGCCGCGCTGTCACCCACGATGTCATCCCGCAGGTGGGGCTGCAGCACCTGTGCCAGTGCGGCGTCCGTCTCCCGCTGCGCCCGATGCTCCTCGAAAATATACACGGTCTGCCGGGCGTGGTCATAAGACAGCCCGCCGAAATGGTTCGGATCCGGGTACCAGCCAAAGTCCAGCCCGTAGTACCGGCGGTCAAACCCTGCGATCTCCTCTCGGGTAATGGGCCGCAGCGTGATGTTGGTAAACACCTGCTGCCCGCAGCCCACCACCTCGCCCATATACTCGTGGGCGTATGCGATGGGATCCCGCTGTTTCAGGGTCTCCGCATCATCAAAAAAGCGGGGACCCAGCCAGTCCGCAGGGGTGGTCAGGTAGGTGGTATGGTGCCGGAATTGCTTGGGCTTGGGCTCCCGTTTGTACCGGTTGACCCAGTGCCGCGCCATGGCCGGGCTGTTGAAGGTTTTGAAGGAAAAGCTGAAGGGACCGCCGCGGAAAACAGACTGCTCCACGTTTCGGATCTCCTCCGGGCCGTCAAACTGATCAAATTCTTCAAAGTGCATCACACCGAAATAACCAAACGGCACCGCAATGGATTTCAGCTTACCGGGGTCATCCAGACCGTAAAATTGGATCGTCTGCCCGGTGGGAATATAGGTCAGGGTGTATGGCTTCTTGGTTTGCTTCCACAAGTGCCGGATCCCCATGCGATCAATGACACGGTTATATTCCGGCCAGACGCTGGTGGCAATGGTGTTGCCGACTTTACGCAGCACTACCGCGTGAATGTTCGGGGTGCGCATGACCAGCAGCACCACCTCCGTAGCAGCAAAGGTAGACTTCAGGCTGCCGCGCCCGCCATCGCCCAGATACTCGTTATACTCGCCGGACCAGATCGCTGTATGGGCGGCGTAGTACTCCGGGATGATCAGATCACTTAGCTTCAGCTGCTTCGGCGCCAGCAGGTTCTGCTGCGGGCGGGGCCGTTTTTGGGATGTCATCCACGAACACCACCTTCCCGTCATACCCGCGCAGCTCTGGGTGCTCGCTCCATTGCTCGGGTGCTCGATTTTTTAGAAAAAAGCACATCGCGCCCAGATCACCGGACAGTGCTTTCTTGTACAGCGCGTCCTCCACGGCAGCAACGGCAACTTCCTTGCCGTTTGCGACCGCCTGCGCAATTGATTTGTTTTCGGTACACCAGCGCCGAAACGTGCGCACAGGCACGTCAATGGCCGCGCAGATCTCGGCCTGCGTCAGTCCCTGCATGGCAAGCCGCTGCAAGCGCAGCAGCCCGGCGGGGGTGTCCCATTTGCTTATTTTAGACTTGCGGGCCAACAGATCACCTCCGAAATAAAAACGGCACGCACTGGCCTGCTGTGGGCCATGCGGGAGGAGGTGGCCCGCGTGCGTGCCGTTTTGGCTAAGATGCACCGGGAGCGGAAAGGAGTAGGAAAAACGCCCCCGGCGGGATAGCAAAAAGAAAAGCTATCTCCGGTGAGCATACCAGAGATAGCTTTCAGAAAACGAACGGTTTTACTTTTTCTTCTTCGGAGCTGCCTTTTTGGCGGCGGTGCGGGTGCCGGCCTGCCCGGTGGCAAAGTTCAGCTTCTTGGGCTTGTCGGATCCGGTGCCCATAGCGGCGTACATGAACATGGGCTTCACCTCGCCGTTGTTCTTCATCACCACCATGCCGTCCCCGATGCCGCCCGCCTTGGGAGCAAAGAACCAAGCGTCCCCGTAGTCAAGGCACACAGCGGTTTTGGGATCACGGGCAAGAGCTTTCTTTTTGGCGTCTGCATAGTTTACGGCCATTGTAAAATCCTCCTAGATCAGTGCTTGCTGGGCTGTACAAAGATGCCCACTTTGTTGGGATCGGGCTGCATATTGTCAATGCGCATCAGGTGCGTCTGGGACATGGTGACGTGTCTTGACATAGCTTTTAGATAGCCGGTGGACGGTTTCTGCCAGTTATACGCCTGCGGCTCAACAAAAAGGGTCTGACCGTTCCGGCGCTCAGCGATAAAAACGTGTCCGCACCTGCCGCCCTTATAGGTGATCTGCACTACTGCGCGGGCACCCTCGCCCCAAGATGCCATCTGCTTCTCTACGGCTTTCTGCGTGGGGGTGCTTACCAGTGACGCAGACGAACCGCCCTGCATGAAGGTTGTCCACCCGCGGTTGTACGCGGGGTCGGTCATGCTCCGCGTTCTGGGCTTTGCTTCCACGTCATAGCCGCGGCGGCGCATCTCATACGCCCAGATGCAGCGCTGGCAGTTTGTCTGGTACTCTTCGCCCTTTGCGTAGTTCGGGTTTGCGTCCCGGGCAGCGGGGTCAACTTCCATCGGCTGCCCGCGCACACCGGCGTAGCGGCTCAAAGGGTCGTTGGGATCCGGCAGGATGCTGGGCTGCTTAGGGACAAGCGGATTGATGACGGCCGGCAGAAAACGCTGCCCGCCGCCCTTCTTGGAGGAGGAGCTGCTGGACTTTGGCATGATGATCTCACTTTCACTATATCATTTTCGGATGCGCTTTTCAATGCTTGCGCTGAAGGGCGGGATATGGATCAGCGGCCCGGCGTACACCTCCCGGAGCCATTCCGGTGCTGCGCCGTACCACAGCAGCTGACTGGGGTGCAGGGTGTCCAGAACGTGCTCCACCTCTTTCCGCAGCTGACTGACCCGGTGCTTTTTGTTCATATCGCTGACGCTTGACATACAGATCGGCGCGTTGGCGGGGATCCCGTCCAGCGCCCATGCCGCCAGATCCTCCCGGTAGATCACATAGGGCACAACGCGGATACCGCATTCCTGCCAGTACGCCGCACACCACATTTTGCGATACTGGTTGTAGAGGTTCAGCGCGCCCGGCCAGTCGCCGTACTGTGAGAAGTCCGGGGCGATCACATAGTCAAACCGGGACAGCAGGTCCAGATACCTGTCCGGGGATGCCCAGACCCGTTCAAACTGGTAGTCATCCAGAAAGAAGTGCAAGCCCTTCCCGGCGGGTGCTGCCTCGGTGAGTGCGTAATTGAACCCCTCCCATACGATACCATCCGGCACGGGCTCCACAGGTGCCATTGCCGGGATGCCGTAGGGGCTGGCGCTGTCGAACACAGAGATCTGGGTGTTCTGCCAGCTGCGTTCTGCCTTGTATGGCCGGTCACGCTCCAGCGAATCCTCCTCGGCCTCGGGCTCCGGTTCTTCGGGCTGTACCGGGGTCAACAGATCCACCGGCAAACCAAACTTTGCGGGGTCAAAGGTCAGCTGTGCCAGCTCTGCAGACAGCACCGGCAGATCCCACTCGGCCACCTCGCTGGTGCTGTTGTCTGCGATACGCAGCTCTTTGGCCTGCTCCGGGGTCAGCTCTGCAGCCACGATCACAGGCACGGTGGACAGCCGCAGCCGCTTTGCAGCCTTATACCGGGTGTGCCCGGCGATAATCACGCCGTCCCGGTCCACGATGATCGGGCTCTGAAAACCATACTCCCGGATGCTGTTGGCTACCGCGGTCACCGCCTTGTCGTTTTTCCGCGGATTCTTCTGGTACGGCTTAATGTCTGCCAGCTTACGATATTCAAGCGTGTGGTCTGCGCAGCGCATAGAAAAACACCTCCCGCGGTAATCTATTTTCAAGACTACCGCAAGAGGTGCTTCCGAAACGAACAGGTTATAACTGCGCGATCACCCGGGTTGCCATCATGCGCACGCTGTCCGGGGTATTGCCGCCGCCGATCATGCAGGCCACCTTTGCCCAGCTGACCTTACCGGCGCCCAGAAACGCGATCTCCAGCACGCGCAGGGTAAGCGGATCCTGTACCCGCGAAATGTACGCCCGGCGCTCTGCTCTGGAAAGCCGCCGGAAAGCCCGAATACTCATAGATTAGCCCCTTTCTTTGATATACGACTTCAGCGCCTGCATTAAGGCGTTCTGGTTGCGGTCTTTACTGTTCAGTGCTTTTACCACCAGCTCATCCGCGCCGTGCTTCACGATCAGCCGGTGCACGATCACGCTCTGCTTCTGACCCTGCCGGTAAAGCCGGGCTTCGCCCTGTGCGTACAGCTCCAAACTCCACGGCATACTGTACCAGATCAGGTGATGCCCGCCCTGCTGAAGGTTCAGCCCGTAGGCACAAGAGGCAGGCTGCGCCAGCAGCACATCAATCTCCCCGGCGTTCCATGCTGCTGCGTCTTTGTTATCCCGCAGCACAGCCACGCGCAGGCCGCTGTGGTTGTGTTTCAGGGTCTCCACAAGCTGCTCTTCGTCAAAGCGGAAATGGTAAAATACAAGGGCTTTCTGCCCGTCCAGCTGGTCGATCAGCTCGTCAAAGGCGTCCAGCTTGCAGCGGTGGATCTGGTGCATCTGGCAGTCATCATCGTACAAGCTGCCATTGCACAGCTGCAGCAGCTTGTTGGTCAGGGACGCCGCCTGCTGGGCAGTAATGGCTTCGCCGTCCACCTGCAGCAGGCACTTCTTCTCCATGGTTTTATAAGCCGCAGCGGCCTTTGCATCCAGCACAACGGGCACGTCCTCCACGATCTTTTCCGGCAGCTCCAGCAGATCGGCTGCTTTGAAACTCAGCACCAGATCAGAGATCTTGCGCCGGATCGCATCGCCCGCCCCGTCCTTGGCTTCCCAGCTGTGTTTTATGGGCCAGAAATAGGCCTGCCGGTAGTGCGTAACGTACTTGCCCAGCCGCTCCCCCTGATCCAGCAGATAGATCTGCGCCCAGAGGTCCAGCAGGTTGTTGGGCGCCGGGGTGCCGGTCAGTTCCACCACCTTGGCGATCTTCGGCCGCACAGCCTTCAGCGCCTTAAACCGCTGGGCGGCGTGGTTCTTGAAACTGGATGCTTCGTCCAGCACCACCATATCAAAAGGCCAGTGTCTGCCGTAGTGTCCCACCAGCCAGTAACAGTTTTCGCGGTTGATGATATACACATCTGCCGGGGTGTTCAGGGCTGCAATGCGCTGTGCCTCGGTACCCAGCACAGTGGAGATCCGCAGGTGCTGGAGGTGATCCCACTTCTGCGCCTCGTCCTGCCATGTAGCTTCTGCCACCTTCTTCGGCGCCACAACCAGCACGCGCCGGATCTCGGCAGCGTCATAGATCAGGGTGTCAATGGCGGTCAGGGTAACTACGGTTTTGCCCAGACCCATCTCCATCCACAGCGCAACGCTGGGCTTGTCAATGATCGCGTCAATAGCCGCTTGCTGATACAGGTGCGGCGTGAAATGCTGCATAAGATTTGACCTCCTCTTTTTTTATGGCATGGGTCAGTCCTCGTCCTCACTGTAAGGGCACCGCGCATGAAATGCGTCTTTACTTAATTCAAACCGGTTATGGCTATCGGCAGCAAGGTAGCTTGCAACCTCTTTTGCCAGCCCCACTGTGCCGACCTCAAAATAACGGAATCCAAACTCCCGCAGCTTTTTGCCCCACCATTCCTGCAATCCTGCCGCTTTGACCTTTGCACCGGGGCGCTTCAATTCCACAAAAGCAATGACGCCGTAGGGAAAGAGAATGATCCGATCCGGCACACCCGTGTGACCCGGGCACACCCACTTCAAGCACAGCCCGCCTTCATCCTCCACGGCCTTCCGCAGGGCGGCTTCTACCGTTTTCTCTCGCATTTTGTACTCCTTTACTCGATCCGGCTGTCAACCAAACCCGAAAATTTGAAGTTGACGGGAAAAATGCAGCAGTGAAGCCACTTTTCCGGCGTCTGTCAACGTTGTCAACCAAAATGTCTTATATACCCTCGCGGGCACAAGCATACAAGCGTGTGCACCTTATGCGTGCGCTTGTTTTCTTCTTTTCTACTTCTTCTAGTAGATTTTATAGTTGACAATGTTGACAGAACCAGAAAAACGGCTTGATTGCTTGCTTTTCAGCGTCAACCAGTTTGTCAACCAAACGAAAACGCCCGGTTGACAACGTTGACAGATTGCTTGTTTTCTTCGGTTCTTGGGGAAATTCCGCTTTTTACGTTGACACGGTTGACAGCTGCTTATTTCAGCAGTTCCTCGCTTTCACAAAGCGCCCGGCAGACGGTGCACTTCGTCAGCGGCTTGTCCAGCCAGAGGTTGAAAAGATCGCATTTCGGTGCGTTCCATTCAGTCGGCGCCTTAGATCCGTGCGTGCGGTTTCGCACCTTATAAAACCGGCACAACTGATAGTAGCCTTCTGAATCTTCAGGAAATGCGCAGCCCTGCTTTGGAACCAGAATCGGCGGGTGAATTACCACGCCATGTTTCAACAAATCCGTCATGCTTACTGCTCCTCTCTGACCCATACCCGCTGCGTACCATAGGGGCCGCAGCGGCGGCTGTTCTTCAGGTTTACCCACCCGGGGATATTTGCCAGCACCGCGGAAATGCGCTTGGATTGCTGCCGGTCAAGTTCCCTGCCAGTGCGGTCGATACACTCCCGCCAGATCTCGTTAACGCATATACTGGTGCGCTGCACCGTGTTTTCTGCGCTCTGACCGGAGGTCTCCCAGTAGCAGATCCGCTGGTCAATGTCGCGCTTCATCCAGTCTGCGGGCACAGGGCGGTTCAAAAAGTCCTCGATCTGACCCTCCCACGGGTCGCGCTCCATGTGCGCCTGCTGCTCTGCCGCGGCAGCCGCCAGCAGGTCATCCCGCAGGATCAGTTCCTCACCCTGCTGGTAACGTGCAACGGCTTCAGCCCAGATCTGATCTACCTCTGCGGGGGTCAGATCGTCATGCACCAGCTTCGTCCGGCGCTCAAAACTGCAATCTATGGGCCAGTAACGGCGGTTTCCGGTGGCGTCCCGCAGGAAGTCGGTGCTGTTGGAGGTGCCGAAAAACACACAACGGCGGGGATACTGCACTGTTCTTCGGCCATAAGCCGCCCGGTATCTGTCCTCGGTCTGGCTCAAAAACTGCTTTGCCGCCTCGCTCTCAGAGCGGGAAAAAGCGGTCATCTCGCCCAGCTCTACGATCCAGACGCCGCGCAGATTTTCGCGCGCTTCCTTGCCGTCAAAGCTGGTGATCGAATCATTGAACCAGTCCCGCCCCAGACGGGAGAGCAGCAGGCTTTTGCCGATGCCCTGCTTGCCGCTCAGAATGCAGATCTGGTCAAACTTGCACCCCGGACGGAAACAACGCGCCACGGCAGCCACCAGCATTTTGCGGGTGACGGCGCGGGTGTAGCTGTTGTCCTCAGCACCCAGATAGTCGATGAACAGCGTATCCAGCCGCTCCTTGCCGTCCCACTTCAGCCCGGACAGATAGCTGCGCACCGGATCCTTGGCGTGGCGGCTGCCGGTTAGGGCTACCGCGTCCGCTGCCTTGGCGGTACCGCTGAAGTGATAAACTGTCTCCAGATACCAGCGCACACCCGCGTCATCTTCGTCAGCCCAGTCCCGTTCACCGTCACGCCCCGGCCACGGGAACGGACCAGCGCACCGCAGACGATCCGCAAAGGTGTCCTGCCAGATCCTGCCCTTCAGCACCGGGTCGTTCTCAAGAATCACCCACGCGTTCTGCGTGGTGCACGCCAGCGCGCCCTTCTGAGTGCGGATCAGCTGCTTCTGCCAGTCCTCGGCATCGTCCGCGGCTTTCTCCGGCTCCTGCCGGGGGTCCTCCTCTACCGGGGAGAACCCGGACAGCGCGTTTTTAACGGTCTCGTCCCGCAGCCTCGCCGCAGTCGGGCCGTCACTCTCGGCCAGCGTGCGCATCTGCTGCCAGCTGGGCAGGGAGGCTGTGGGGGTGCCGGGGGTCACGTCTGTATCGAGATCTCCGAAGCGGTGGATGCGCACCAGATCCCACGCGTTCAGCAGCTTGCCCCCGGCGGGGTCAGTACTGTGATGGCTGTAGATAAAGTGGTCGTCATCGTACAGCACAGCGCCCGCGGTGGTGCTTCCCAGCGCATAGGTCAGGCGCCCGGGGCCGGCGTCCACATAGACGCCCGGCAAAAACTTCTCGATCGCTGCCGGAATGTCATATTCCCGGCAGAAAGCGCCCACAGCGCCGCCCTTGGCTGTGGGGTCAGCCTGCTTACCGCCGGGCAGCGTGACCGTCTCAGAGGGGCAAGCAGGCCACTGCCGCACGTCATGCCAGTCCAGATAGGCGTCCAGCAGCTCCGACACGGCAATGCGATCACCGTCCGGGGTGTACTCGCACACCCACTTACTGTCTGCGCTGCGGCTGGGCCAGTACATCAGGCGCTCGTTTTCAAAGGTGGTGCGGTCAAAGACCACCATTTCAGGATCCAGCATCTGCGCCAGCATTCGGGCGCAAGGCTGGTATTCCTCCGGCTGCATCACGCGATCCGTAGGAAAGATCGCCCGCAGCCGGGGGTGCTCCGGGTCATGCTTCCGGGTGGAGTAGACCGCCGCCGTGCCCATGGCCTTAATGGCAGCCACCCACTGCTCTGTGCTGCCGGGGGCGCAGTTGTCCATATCCAGCGTGATCAGGCTGCGCCCGGTGCAGCAGCCGCGGCGGCGCAGGCCGTCCCGCAGGCTGCCGCCCACAAAGCCGCCCACGTCCTTGCGCTTGTCCTGCTCGGCCTTGGGCAGTGCCATGTACTCTGCGTGGGTCTCGGCGCCACAGTTGCGATCCATCCGGGTTGAGAGGGTAGCGGTAAAGCCTTTCCAGCTCAGTTCATGCAGTTCCCACTCGGTTTCTGCTCGGCTGCCGCCCACGCATAGCATAATCGGTGTAGCGCTCATTTGTCTCTATCCTCCTTCAACGGGCCATACTTGTACCGCTTTGCGTTCCATCTGGCTTTTGCATCGATCTGCGTGCTACTGCGCTCGCCGACCCGACCGCAGCGGGTGCAGACCACCGACCAGCCGCCGTCCTTTGCGTACCTGCTGCTCTTGCGGTAGCGGATTAGCCCGACTTTGCCCTTCGGGCGTTTCTCTGCGTTGTAGGGTACCGCCCCGCAGGTGCAGGGACACACCTCTGAGTTGTCAGGTGGGTAAGTCTTTCTCATCGTCATCAATCCTTTGTAAAGAAGTCACCGTACCAGCCCGCCGCGTTCAGGGGCAGACCCTGCGCCCAAGGGGGTACAATGCTCATAATGTCGATAACGTTCTGCAGCGCCCACTCTGTATCTGCGGTACGCCGGGAAGGGTACTCAATCACCACTTCGTCATGGACATGGAACACCACCCGGTAGTTCGCCCGGCGCAGGTTGTCCAGTGCAAAGGCCAGACAGTCACGGCCCACGGCTTGGGTCAAGTTCTCGGTCAGCTTGCCGCCGTAAGTCTCGGATTCAGACCAGTGGCCGTAGTCCCACTCTTTGTAGGTGATCCGGTCATCCTCGGTGGTGCCGGGATCTGCGTAGAACAGCTTGCGCCCGCTGGGCAGCTGCATGGTCAGGAACGGAAAAGGACACTCCGGGGTCATCTCCTTGCGGAAGTACACACCCTCCCGTGGACAGGTGGTTCTGCCGGTGCGGATCGTCCGCACAGCGGCCTGCTGCATCCGGCGCCACAAGGCGCAGATCTTCGGGTTTTGTCCCCGCCAGCGGTTTACGATATCCTGCAGCCCGGCATCGTCCAGACCCAGCTGATCGCCGCCCATGCGCTTCATGGCACCCACGCCGCCCTGATAGCCCAGCGCCAGCGTTGCCACCTTGCCGCGCTGCCGGTACTTGTAGTTCGGATTGCCTTTGACGATGCTTTCAAACGGCACGCCGAAAATACGGGCTGCGGTGGCCTCGTAAATCTTGCCGGTGGTGCGGAAAACATCCAGCACCCAGTCCTCCCCGGCCAGCCATGCAATCAGCCGCGCCTCGATCGCGGAAAAGTCCGCATCAATGAAGGTGTATCCCTTGCCGGGTACCAGCGCCGTGCGGATCATCTGACTTAGCGTGTCGTTGACGTTACCGGTCAGCAGCTCGATGCTGTACGCATCGTGTAGCTTAATGATCCTGCGCCAGTCCTCTTGGTGGTCAAGGTATGTACGGGGCAGGTTCTGCACCTGCAGCAGCCTGCCAGCCCAGCGCCCGGTGCGGGATGCACCGTAGAACTGCAGGGTGCCGCGCACCCGATCATCTGGGCCCGCACAGGCGGCAATGGTGTCGTACTTGGTGCAGCTGGTTTTGCCCATCTGCTGACGTAGCTCCAGCACCCGCCGGGCATCTGCCGGAAGATCTCCGGCCAGAGCGTGCGCCACGGCGTCCTTGGTCAGTCCCGGCAGATCAACGCCGCGGTTATGCAGCCAGCCCAGCAGCTGATCCCGGCTGTTCGGATTCGCCAGCCCGGTCAGGGTTGTGCACTCAGCGGTCTGCTCCTTCTCAACCTGTGCGGCGCAGCTTAGCGCACCGTTCACAAGATCCATATCCACTGCCACGCCCATGGCGTTCATCTCCACATCATCCCGCCACTGCTGCATCAGAGCCTCCGGCACCGGCCAGTGCGCAAGGCGCCGGTCATTGGCGCGCTCTGCGATCACGTCCATGCCGTTGTACTTTTCGAACAGCTTCCACTTGGCAGGGTCGTGCGCCGGCAGGGTGCGGGTGCGCCCGCCGTTGCGCTTTGTGGGCTTGCAGGGCTTGCAGAAGTAGCCGATCAGGGCTTTACCTTCCTTCATTTTCAGCGCGTCTTCCGGCTGCTGCAGCACCTTGCCCAGCGCGCCCAGTTGGGCAGGCAGGCCGCAGTACAGTGCATGGATCATGCTGCACTCCCACTGCTGCAGCCAGAGCACCCGCTGTTCCCAGTCAAGTCCCATGGCCTCCGACAGGCACCACCACTCAAAGGCGGCGTTGTGGGCCCGCTTGGTGTAGCTGTCATCCAGCAGCCACGGCAGCTGCTCCCGCAGAAAATGCTTGGTGTCCGGCCAGCTTGTCAGGTCAATGACCTTTGGGGTATCGGATTCTTCAGAGACGTATCCGAACAGCAGCACTTGAAACTCTGGATCCTGTGCGTACCGGAAAAGCCCGACTTCGCTGATGTCCTGTGGGGAATAGGTCTCAATATCAACCGTGATGATTTTCACAGGGCAGTCCTCCTTTTGAAAAGAACCGGGTGCCGTTTCGGGGCACCCGGCGTATTACTTAGCCCAGCATATCGGCTGCATCATCGTCCAGCACGTCAAAGCCTTCCAAGCTGCTGCCGCCGCTCAGACGCTCACCGTCACGCACCTTCTGGATGACCTCCAGCCCGGCGCCGATGCCCTTGTTACCGCTGGCGCTGAAGCTGAACAGACCGATCCTCACTTTGGCGTAGCAGCCGCTGTACACCTCGTCCTGATCCAGCACGTCATTGCACTGCCGATCAATGATGCGCGGGTGGTGCTTCTCGTTGGCGTTGGCATTGATGAAGTAGCAGCCGGCGTAGTTTTCATCGTCCCTCTCCTCGTCACCATCACGCAGCGGGGACTTGAAACTCTTCTCCGGGGGCAGCTTACCGCCCCACTTTGCCAGCGCCACAGGATCCTTCTTGATCCGCTCGATCATGGCCTGCAGACGCTGCACCGTCTCGGTGTCGCTCTTGGGGATCAGCAGGCAGCAGCTGTACTTGGGATCGCCGGTGCCGTTCACCTGCTTGGGTTCCCAGATGTTGGCGTAAGACAGGCGGCAGGGGATAATAATTTCATTTGCGTTCATAGTTAGTCCTCCTCGGCTTTGAAGCCGTCCAGATTGTTATAGGCGGGGCGCGGGTCGCTGTCATTGGCCAGCTTAGGCGCGCCCGGCGCTTTCGTGATAAAGGCAGACATGGTCTCAGCAAACTTCTTTTTGCCGATCATCTTTTCTGCTACGGTAAGGGAGATGGGGGTGCGGGTGTACAGCATGGCCTCGTCAATGCCTGCAGCCTGCATCTGCCGGAAAGCCGCGTCCTGATCGCTCCATTTGCGAGTGCTGCGGCCTTCCACCAGCTTCCAGCCGGGGATCTGATGGCCGTCCAGCAGAGCTTGCTGCGCGTACTCCTCCAGATCACGGGCATAGTCCGCCAGTCCCACCAGCTTCCGCAGCCACTCACCCAGTTCCTCGTCGGAGAGTGTAGCGGGCTGCGGCAGAGGTTCAAACCCAGCCAGATCGCCGTACTTGTCCTGCCATGCCCGGCAGGTGGGATATGCCTTGCAGAAGCGGCACTGCTTCTCGCCCGGGGCAAAGGCGCCCTTGCCTTCCCACGCCAGCCTCGCCGCTGGCCGCAGGGTCTTTTCAGCCCAGTCCAGCAGATCAGCGAGCGGCATTTCAAAGGTTTCTGGCTCTTCTTGGATCCGGGGCTGCACGATGCTCATGCGCACGGTCTGGATCTCGTCTGTTGCGGCAAACAGAGCATACGCGCCCAGCGCGTAGTACATCAGCTGAGGGTTATTCTCGCAGCTGACTGGGACGCCCTGCCCGTACTTGAAATCCACGATATGCAGCACGCCGTCCCCGATCAGCAGGCAGTCGCAGGTGCCAAAACCTCCGGGCACCCACTGCTCCACATTGACCTCCTGCTCGATAAACACGCCGGGGCAGGAGGCAAAGCCAAGCCACAAGCCATGGAGAAAATCCACATAGAGATTTGCAGCGCGTATCATTTCAGCCGGATCATCGGGCTGACCGTCCAGACGAATAGATTCACCGAGAACAGGAGCTACCCGCCCGGCTTTCCAGTACTTCAGACAATGCCGCAGATGGGCTTCGCACACCTCATGCGCCCGGCTGCCTTCCTCGGCATACTGGCTGGATCCACCTTCCATGTTCTCCGTCAGGCGGGCAGAGGGCGGGCAGGCGATCCACCGGGCAGCGCTGGACGCGCCCAGCAGCGCGTGTTTAATCGGCGGCATCGAGCTCCTCCTTGATCTTGCACAGCTGCTCCCACACGGCGGTGTAGCTGTCCTCCGGGATCTTCGACACCATCCGGGCACCGGTGGAGTTGATGACCTTCTGGACTTCCTTGCTCTTGCCCGCAGCGATCAGGGAGCGGGCAAGGTCGCGGATCTTGGTCAGCTGCTGCTCCGGGGTGATGGCCGGGGCGTCCGTGTTTTCGGGCTCAGCAGGCTGCTGCTCTGCCACGAGCTCCGGCTGCTCAGCGGGAGCGGGCACCGGATTCTCGGCGGGAGCGGCTGCGGGCTTTTCCGGCGCAGTGGGTGCAGGGCGCTGCTGCTTTGCCGGAGCCTTTGCGGGCTTGCTCTGGGGCTTTTCAAGAGGGGTGGTGTTCAGCTGCTGCAAAGCAGTCAGCATCTCTGCGGCGCTCTCGCCGTTGATAGTCAGTGTAAAAGTCATTGTGGTAGGTCCTCCTTTTTGATGTGCTCTTTGAAAAACGTGTATTTAGCTCTCTGGCCCAGCGTGGCCCTGCTGACGGCGCTGTAAAAGCTGCCGCGGGTCATGCCAAGGGCTTTGATGCACTCTTGGGCGGTGCCGCTGGCCACGATCTCGTCAGTGTCCGTCAGGTACACCGTATACCAGATCACTGGGCTTTATCCTCCGGGTATTCAGGGTTGCGGGCATGGTCCCGTTCGATCACACCGTATTGCCGCTGGCTGCTGCGCCGGTAGTGCTCGCTGTCCTTGCGCATCTCCCACAGGGACAGCACCAGACCACCTGCTACCGCCAGAAAGATCACCGGCGCGGCTTTCGCGGCCTCAGCCGCCGCCCAGCCCCCACGCACAACCAGCGCGTGCGCAATGCCGTTGACGATCCAGCGGATCACCCGTGCCGCGCCGATCAGCGCGAGAATAACCACTCCGCTTGTTACCAGAATCGCCCCGCCAGAGGACATCTTAAAAGTGTATCGTTTCATTGGTCAGCCCTCCATCCGATCCAACAGCTCTGCCGCAGCCGTCATCATGCCGATAAGATACGCGGCAGGATCTCCAGCGCCGTACATGGCGGTCACGCCTGCCATAAGCGCGGCACAGAGACCCATCACCTCGGTACGGCCGCCCCCTAGCTCGATCTCCGGGTTCCCGTCTGCACCAATCTGGATGTGCAGATACGGTGTTTTATCTTTGTTACCCATGCTGTTCCTCCTTTGCAACTTCAGGGAAAAAATAAAAACCAACATCGCTTTGCGGAATGTCAAGCGCAGCACAGATCTTGCAGATCTCGCTGGACAGCCACGGCGTCACGCCGCGCATACGGCGGCTCAAGAGCTGAGGCTGCATCCCAACGGCAGTAGCAACCTCGCTGTCAAGCAGCCCGCGCTCCCGGAACAGGGCACGCAGCTGCCAGAAGGGGCTCTGTCGAAATGTACCAGTCAGTGCCGTCTGCATCGTGCTCACTCCTTTGAAGTCGCATGAAATGCGACATTCTGGGCAAAGAAAATTTGCTGTCCTTCGTCTGCGCTCAGATGCAGGGCTTTCGTTATAGACAGCACTTCACCGATGGTGAAGTCATCGCCGCCGGTATTTATCTTACGATAAAGCGTTGATTTACTCAAACCGACAGCGTCTGCAAGCTCTGCTACGGAAGTCCCGCGCTCCACAATGGCTGCTTTGAGCTTCGCAACGTTCACGCTCGTCACTCCTTTCTGTCGCATACTGTGCGACACCTGTAGTATAGCTTCTCCGTTTCCAAAAGTCAAGCACTTTTTCGCACGATATGCGACAAAAGTTTGAACGGTACAGAAAAAAGTTGCAAATTTGCGATTTTGCATTATAATAGAGGAGAGAGGAGGCGTTACAATGACGATCGGCAACAGAATCCGGGACAAAAGAATGGAACTCGGCTTATCCGTAGATGATCTCGCTGCAATGCTGGGCAAAAACAGGGCAACGGTGTACCGCTACGAAAACGGCAACATTGAAAACCTGCCCATCGGCGTGCTGGAGCCCTTAGCTCATGCGCTGCAGACAACGCCGGGCTACCTGATCGGCTGGACAGAGGACGATTACGACTGGGATCGGGATCTGGACAACCGACTGGCTGCTGTGGCGGGTGACCGCTGGGAAGAGCTGGTAAAACAAAACCACGGGGACAAAGCCGCCGCATGGAAGGACTGGAAAAGCATCGAGCGCGATCAGGCCGCAGAGGCCGCCAGAAGCAGCACACTGCCTGCAGGCGCTACACTGTTCAATCCTCAGCAGGTCGCGCCGCTACTCGGATCCGTCCGGGCGGGGCTGCCGATGTACGTTGAAGAAAACATTGAAGGGTACCTGCCCATCATGCAAACCGATGGGGCGCGCTACTTCTGGTTAACTATACGCGGGGACAGCATGACCGCCGCCGGGCTGAATGACGGTGATCAGATCCTTGTCAGAGAGCAGCCCGAAGTGGAAAACGGACAGCTTGCGGTGGTCATGGTGAATGGCGATGAGGCTACGGTAAAGTATTTCCGGCAGGAGGGCAATCTGGTTATCCTGACGCCCAAAAGCTTCAATCCTGTGTACCAGCCGCAGATCTATGATCTGAAGCACATCCCGGTCCGGGTGGCGGGGCTGGTAGTAGAGTGCAGAAAAACGTTCAGGTGAGGAAGAACTAAAATGGCATATCGGCGCAGCAAAGGAACCGCGGCCATGACAAAGGCCTTCAAAGACAAAAACAGATCCCGCGATAAAGCGAACGCAAAAGCAATGACCGGTCTGATCGGCTTGGTCGGAGCTGCGTGCATCGCTTTTGCCGCCCTGTGCGTGATGCTGCTGAAGTGGACGGTGCAGGCCATGCTGTGGCTCGGCAAGCAGATCACAGCGGCAGCCGTGTTCGTCTGGGCGAAGATCTCCGCAGCGTGGCGCTCCCGGCAGCAGTGAGCGTCAACCTGTCAACCATGTCAACGCCAGATCGTTATAACCCCTCGCGGGCGCGCTTCAAGAATTTCTCCGCGGGTGTATATTCTTCTTTTCTTCCTTTTTAGGTCTGGATATAGAATCTATGTTGACATAGTTGACAGAACACTGAAAAGCCGCATCACTGCTGAACTTCTATCGCGTCAACCGGCTTTGGCGGGTCGGTTGACAAAAGCAAAAGAAAAACGCCCCCAGTGTTGGCGCACTAGGAGCGTTTGCAATCAGTCTGCCCTTGGCGGGGCGTACAGACCTACACAGCTGTATTGTACCACCACAGGGCAGGCTTGTCAAAGTGTACCTATGGAGGTGTGTACATGGCCAGAAGAACGAATACAGCCGCATGGCTGCCAAACCAGCAGCGCTGGCAGATCAAAGTGCAGAAGAACGGCGTGCGCCGGACTTTCACCAGTGCAAAGCCGGGTAGAACCGGTCAGCGGGAAGCGAACCGGAAAGCGGACGCTTGGCTGGATGAGGGCATCACAGATACCGCTAAACGCTGCTCTGATGTCTGGGCAGAATTCTTGGTCTCCGCGCAGGCTGCTGCGGGCAGCAGCTACGCAGATCAAATAGAGAAGTTCGGGCGCAATTACATCTTGCCGGTGATCAGTGCGCAGCGTATCGGGGATCTGAACACCGGTATGCTGCAGGATGTGCTGAACCGATCTTACCGCGAGGGCTGTCTGAACCCGGACAGTGAACGGAAAAGCAAAGGCAACCTGTCCCGCAAAACGCTGCAGGGGATTCGCGGGGTCGAAGTGGCGTTTGTTAAATGGGCACGGCAGCATAAGTATACCGCCCTGCGCCCGGAGGACGAAAACCTAGCGGTACCGAAGGGCGCGCGGAACAAGGGCAAGAAGATCTTGCAGCCCGAAGCACTGCGCGTGCTGCTCTCCACAGACACCCGTGTGCTCCGTGGAAAAGTCGTGCCTGATGATAATATCCACGCCTACCGCGTGGCAGTCATGACAGGCTTGCGCCCCGGGGAGCTGCTGGGGCTGCGTGTGGGCGATGTCGAGGGATCCCGGCTGCATATCGGGCGGGCGATCAACCGTCAGAATGAGGAGACAACCGGGAAGAACGAAAATGCGATCCGAACGGTGATCCTACACCCGTTGGCCGCTGCCGAGATCCGGGCGCAGCTGCAACAGCGTACCATGCAAAGCGGACCCCTCCGGGATGATGATCCCATCTTTCCGCTGCCGAACCAGCAGAGCCTATACAATTTTTGGCGGTTCTACCAGCGCAGTAACGGCATCCCGCCCATAAGCCTGTATGAGCTGCGGCATACTTTTGTCAGCATGATCGAGGACGCGGTGTCCCCGGCAGAGCTGCGCCGCATGGTAGGGCACAGCAAGAGCATGGACACGTTCGGCTGGTACAGCCACGCCGTCACCGGCAGGGATAAAGCCGCAGCGTTGGCGGTTTATGACGTGCTGGCCGAGTACTCCCCAGCACCAGAAAAACCCACTTTGTAACCCACTTTTTATAGCTGGATAAAATCAGCAGTGGTTTTATAAGGCTACTAATAGCCCTATAAAGCCGCTAAAACGCAGGAAAAGCAACCCGGTAGCCCTGTAAATATAATGTACTGGTTGTTCGAATCCACCCGCGCCCACCAAACAAGAAAAATCCGAACCTATTTCCGATTGGAGAAGGGTTCGGATTTTTCGTTTTCTTCGGGTACGACAATGAAGGCTCCCGTGGAAGATACAAAACTCCGATACCTTGTCATAGACCGTAAACCAATAACAAGCTTTGGAGGGTATGATTATGAAGTACGATGAAAGAGCCTGCAAGTTTAATATGGACACTGGCTGCGTGGAACTGCTGCTCCGGGACGGGAGAAAAATCTTCATTGACTGCACCGGGGTCGAGGATGCGCTAAATGTGACTATGGCACAGCAGACAGAACTGGACTACCTGATTTATAACGACCCACTGGCGTATGCAGAGCTGATTCTGAACGGTGACCCAGAGGAATATTTGAAAAATGCAGCCGGGAGCCATGGGCTAGAAGATTAAGGACAAAAAAATAAGAGGTGTGCCCAAGCGGACACACCTCGGTGTGAAACATCTATGTAAGGCAGGGCGTTCCCTTCTTCGGGAGCGTCCTGCTGTTTTTATGCGGCAACAGGTAAGGCTTGTAGAGCTTCCTGCTCTTTCAGCCATTCCTCGTATTCACGCTGGCCTTCCTCGCTGTTGAAAAACTCAACCATGGAAGGATAGAAACAACGTGCCAGCGACTTGATCGCTTCATCCGGGTAGCCGGACTTGTTTACAGACTTTTTCTTTTTGCTCAAATAGTGTCCTCCGAAAATCAAAGTTCAACATCCTGCCCACGCTTGCGGTTTTGCTGCTGCACATTCATGGTGCGCTCCTGCTTGGGGGCAAGAATCTTTTCCAGAAAGCTGCGCACCAGTTCAGGCGCAAGGTGGAGCGCGTCCAGATAAGGCTTCACATCATACCAAAGGTCGTGGTACTTGCTGCTCCAACGGGCAGTTTCTTTCTTGGCAGCGGAAAGTTCTTCTTTGAGGCGGCGGTTCTCAACGTCCATCATATAGCCATGTGTGGCCTGTTTTTTTAGGGCAGATAATTCATCTTCGGTCAGCGAATAGTTGCCGAGGAAGGTGCGCTTGCCGATATCATCCAAGTCCTGCGCATGAACGAGAGCATCCTTTGTAACGGCGGCTTTCTTCTGAACGACGGCAAGTTCCTTTTCGGTCTTGGAAAGGGCTTTGCTGGTTTGGGTGAGGTGCTGCTCTTTCTGGTCGATTTGGGCGGTCAGACTGTCCAGCCGCTCCTGTTCTCGCTGGACTTTGAACTGGGTGACGGTCAGGTGTTCTTCGGTGCTGCCACGCTCGCCGCGCTCCACATCGGCATATCCGGCAGCGCGCATATAGTGGAAGAAATCGTCCTGCAGGACGCTGTACGACTTCTTCAGGACAGGCTTGCCGTTCTTTTGCAAAACAGGCTTTCCGGCATCGTCCAGCAGGGGCTTGGATGCCCACTTCTTACTCCGGCTGACCTGCATGACAGTCTCCTTTACGGTGCCGACCAGTGCCTTATCCTTGCAGCGTTTCGACCACAGGATCTGCTTTTCCACCACAGGTACATAGACCACATGGAGGTGGTAGTGGTAAACTTCGCGGCCTAGTGCTTCGGTCATGGCACGGTTGATCTCATCGGCGTGCATGACTGCCGAGAGGATATACTGCTCACCGCCCACGATTTGCACAGCAGCTTTGTAGGCATCCGCATAGAACTGCTTGGCGAACTCGTAGCCGCCGTGGTTGTCAAAGTAGGCAGAGTTGACATCAAAGACAAGTTCACAGTAGTGGGTAGCATCCGGCTTCAGGCCGCGCGTGGAAATGGTTCCAACGGCTTCCAGTTGGGCGAACAGGTCAGTGTAGCTGGCGGTAGGCTTTTTGAAGTGAACGTTCCATGCAGCGCGCTGGGGGATAATATCGGGGTTCCGATAGCTGTCCTTTTC